ACCTTCCACTGTCGGTATAAACACCGAGCGTTGATGGATAGGGGGAGCATCCCGCTTGACATAGAAGCAGTAGGTCTCGTCACGGCACCAGTCGGGAATAAGTACTTTATCAGCAAATCGTTGCCCGAAGACCGTATTCCAATCCCTCTTTACCATTTCTTCGATAACAGGATTATCAGCAGGCGACACACCGGGATAATTCAAATTGGTTAAAGCGTTCTTTAATGCAGTTTCATTATCTGTAGGGGTAGAAGTAGTAAGGGCATTGTCAAACACCCCCCCTATATCACCAAAACCTCCAACTCTTTCTTCATCGCTCATTGATGCCCAAGGTAGGGACAAACCAAAATCCACAATGGTATCTCTCACGTATTGTTGAACATTGGCAGGAAGGGCATTGTAGAGCTGCATATAATATTTGGTTCTACACTCGGTTGCAAAGTCATTATATATAGCCTGACCGTAGTGTCTTTCATAGCTAAAATTATTGGGATCTAGGAAACCATCTTTCTGATAGGCAGCCCATCCGACAGCTTGATCAAGCTGCCTTAGGCAAACGCGTACACTATCATCTTGAAGCAAGTCTTTCTCTACATCAGTCAGCGGCGAATCGGCCGGATGCCAATTCCAACCTCCGTCAAGGCTTCGCATCATATACTTGGTGGGTGTTCCACTCAAGTGAGCGTAACTCAAGCGCATTGTATCACCGTAATGCACGCGCGACCGGATCGTCGTCGCTGCAAACGTGGGCTTGTTGTAGATCCGGAATCGGAGAGTCAGCGTGTCAGTAGGTTCACCTGTTTCAGGAATGGCAAAGGGCTGCTTTACTCCATTAAATGTACCGACATGGCCATCAACCTCCCAATCCGTGGTATCATGTGCATTGGCCAATGTATCGGTTCCCTTGCGGACGAAATACAACTTCAAGATAGCTTCACCATCCTCTTTAATCCGAGTAAACTTCATCGGATACGTATTTATCAAAGAGTCCACATTCTGTGGAGATCCACTGCTCGGATACAAAATGCGCTTTAGTGGCTTCTGATCCTTTCCTCCGATTAAGCACGTATCTTCCAATACACCTCCATACTCGAAAACAAGTTCTAAGTCATGATTGGGCCTAATCAAATCATGCTTGTAGCCTTGAAAGAAATTTTCATTTGATCGGATGAAGAGGAGGGGATCATATGCGAACTGAGCAGAATCAATGCCATAGACACAATTCACGAAATAAACACGATCCTCATAAGCAAGCAAGTCGCCATGAATGTCCCACTTCGGAAGTGAGACAGGCGCCGATCGGAGATTGAAACGAGCTGCGCCACTTTCGGCCGCACGTCTTTTCTGTTCTAACTCCGCCAATTTCTTTTTAATATACTCTTTGTTAAGAGGCAGGAGTTCGGTTGCCTGATTATAATCAGGTCGTCCATTGTTATTTGCATCAACGGCCCATACTGCGTATAAAGTCGTATTCTGCGAGACGCTCAGGGGTTCTCCCACGCGATGCAGCTGTGAGTGCACCTTGCTTTCTGCCTCTTGGCTTCTCAGTATGGGTACTCTCCGCTCTGACCAACCGAGAAACACGTAGTTAGGAATAACATAACCTTGGGACGTCAGCGTAAACGTGCCGGCTGGAGCAGCTTCTGTCCGGGGTGTACCCGCCTTATTCAGCATAACACCCGGATGCCATGTGATATCAGCTGCACGCAGCGAGCCGATATTGTGGGCTATGACAGCAACCTTCGGGTTGCTGTCATAGCCCACAAACAATTCTTTTTACTTGTTCGTATCATATTCCATTGTAGTTTGGTTTACTTCACAAACACTTTGTGCGTCTTACCGTCGATGACTACCACATAGAAGCCCTCGGCGAGCGGTTCGCGCGTCTGTCCTTCGGCCACATCGATACGCTTGTACAACGCACCGCTACGGGTGTAGACCTCAGCACGTGCACGACGGTCGGACTCGATATAGAGCGCGCCCTCATAAGCCCATACGCGGATGGCAGCAGCTTCAAGCTGGGGCGCTGTCTGATCTATCTGATCCTCTGACAAGATTCTCAATTGTGATTGCTTCTCTATAATGTTGTTTGTATAATTCGGATCGTCATAAATGCTTCGCAATGCATGCCTTCCGGCCATAAAAAAGCCTCTCAAAGCAGCTTGAACACAAACTTTGAGAGGCCTTCCGGTTAGTCGGGGTGACTGGATTCGAACCAGCGACCACTCGCCCCCCAGACGAGCCTGTAGATTTCATACAAGCAATGATTATCAATCATTTACGACCGTCGCATGATAGGATTATCGATCCGACGTCGACCGTTAACACAAAAGAAAAAGGGCCTCGACATCACGTCGAAACCCTTCCTCCTCCGATCGGTATGCCCTTTTTGAGGGCGTTGTGCGATGAGAATTTATAATCAAGAAATAATGGCTACACAAACAGTTTCAGTACAGCAGGCAACTTGATACCGATGGAACTACAACAATTAAATCATTTTGGCGCCGCAAAGCTATAGACGCCTTTTCGTGGCAACCATGCGCACGGGAAGACTTTCTTTTTGTTGAGAGACCGCCATCGAATGCACCACCCTCACGAGGTGCCCCCTCCACCTTTGCGGCCATGAAAAGAGTCACTGAAACAAACATTAAGACACTCATTCCTGATGACAGGAACTTCAATAAAGGCACCGAGGTGGGGAAGCGGCTCATCGAGGAATCGTTGCGAAGATTTGGAGCTGGGCGGTCTATTCTATTGGATAAAAACAATCGAATCATTGCCGGCAATAAGACTATTGAGAACGCCGAAAGTGTTGGGCTGGATAATGTGCTCATCGTAGAGACTGACGGTCGGCAGATCGTTGCAGTGAAACGAACCGATATTGATCTTGATTCGGAAAAGGGACGCGAGCTGGCCTTGGCTGATAACGCAACGAGTAAGGCAAACCTGCTGTGGGATGAGGAGGCTATTGAGAAAGCCGCGGAGGCTTACCATATTGACACCTCCGAATGGTGTGTCGCCTTTGATACCTCTGATATTGATCCCAACAGCCTTTCGGATGACTTTACGCTGAAGTCTGGAGAAAAGAGCCCGATACAGGTTATGACGTTCGCCTTTTCAGACGCGCAAGCTGAGCAAATACGGGAGGCAATAGATCGAATGAAAGAAGAGAAGCCTGACGAATGCACCGAATACGACGGGAATGCCAATCAAAACGGAAATGCCATCTTTTTAATAGCAAAGCAATGGGCAGATGCAAGGAGATTATCGTTAAAGTGATTCCGAGGGATATTGCTAATGCGTTCATCAAGAAACACCACTATTCAGGCAAAGTGCTCAACAACTCTGCACTCCATTTCGGCTGTTTCCTTGACGGCCGACTGCATGGTGTGTTGCAGTATGGTAGCTCGCTTGACAAAAGCAAGATACAAGGACTTGTACGCGACACAGGATGGAATGAGTTTCTTGAATTGAATCGTATGGCCTTTGACGACGCTCTGCCCCGCAATTCTGAATCATACTGCATAGGCAAGACCCTTCGTCTCATCAAAAAGAATGCTCCGCACATCAAATGGGTTATCTCTTTTGCCGATGGCTGCAGTTGCGGGGATGGCACGATCTATCGTGCCTCCAATTTCATCCTAACAGACATCAAGGTGAACAAAAATCTGTGTCAGCTCCCATCCGGAGAAAAAGTGCACAAAATGGCTTTGGCCTCTGTTCCGACAAAACCACGCAAGGAGCTTGGTGGCGCGTCATTCTATCAGATTACTAATGGAACATACAGCTTCAAGAAGTACATCGAATACACCGGGGCGGAGGTGTTGAAGGGTTTCCAGCTACGATACATCTATTTTATCGACAAACGCTGCCGGGAGAAGCTGACATGCCCCGAGATACCCTTCTCGCGAATAGATGAGATAGGAGCCGGTATGTATAAAGGTGAAAAGATTACGCGGGCAGAAAGACATGGTTGGGTGACTAAGTGAGGTTGCCTGACTTGCACCAATATGAAACGAAAAGAAACAATACAGATGCCTAAGTACAAAAAAGAGACTGTGAAACGCATCCTCGAGCTTATCGCCGCCGACACATACACCATTACCGAGATCTGTCGAATGGTGGGGATAGGCAAGCGAACGTATCATTATTGGATGTCGGAGTATTCGGAGTTTGCCGCCGCTGTGGCAGATGCGGAGGAGGAGCGCATGCAGCGCATTGCGCATGAGGCGAAAAAGTCGCTCATCAAGAAGGTGGCCGGCTACACGATAGACGAAACACGCACAGTGACCGTCCCCGGCAAACAGAAGGATGAAAACGGGAGGCCTATACCGGTGGTCAAGGAGCATACGGTGACGAAGAAATACTTCCCGCCCGATACGGCTGCGATCATCTTCACACTTACAAACCGCGACCCCGAGCATTGGAAGAATCGCATGAATACGGAGGTGACCGGCAAAGACGGGCGCGACCTCTTCGCCGGCCTTTCGGATGAGGAGCTGAACGCCCGCATTCGGACGCTGCAAAAGAAGCTGGGGGAGGGTGAGTCGCAATGACACGCGCCGACCGTGAAGCGTATTACGTGATGCTCTCCGAGAGCCTGACGCGGAAAGCGCGCACGGATCTGCTGAGTTTCACCGAGGCCACGATGCCCAACTTCGACCCGGCTGAGTTCCATCGCCGCTACTACGCCCGGCTGACGGACTTTGCCCGCGGTGAAATTGATCGGCTGATGGTCTTTGTGCCCCCACAACATGGTAAAAGCGAAGGTTCCACTCGCCGCCTGCCGGCCTTTGTGCTGGGGCAGAATCCGGATACAAAGATTGCCATCGTGTCGTACAGCGCTACGAAGGCGCGAAAGTTCAACCGGGAGATACAGCGCATCATCGACACGGAGGAATACCGCCGCATCTTCCCCGCAACAAGCCTCAATGCGTCCAACGTGGCCACGATCGCCGGCGCATGGCTGCGCAACGCCGATGAATGCGAGATCGTCGGACGGGCGGGCAGCTTCAAGACCGTGGGCGTGGGCGGTCCACTGACGGGCGACCCGGTCGACCTGCTGATCATGGATGACATCTACAAAGACGCCAAAGAGGCTTGGTCGCCACGTGTGCGTGAGAATATCTCCGACTGGTACGACACCGTTGCCGAAACGCGTCTACACAACCACTCCCGGCAGCTGATCGTCTTTACCCGCTGGCACGAGGATGATCTGGCCGGCAAGCTGCTCCGAGAGCAAGGCGCCTATGATCCGGCGACGAATCCCCGCGGGTGGGAGGTGGTGGTTTATCCGGCTATCAAGATCGGTGCACCCACTGAGGCTGATCCTCGACAGGAGGGGGAGGCGCTTTGGCCGGAGCGTCACTCGCTGGAAAAGCTGCAAACCATTCGCGCCCGCAATCCTCACGTGTTCGACTCGCTCTATCAGCAAGACCCGAAGCCCAGCGAGGGACTGATGTACGATCGCGGCTTCCAGGAATACGAATACCGCCCCGCCGCGGAGCGCGTCACCCGCAAGGCCTACGTAGACACGGCCGACACGGGCGCCGACTTCCTCTGCGCAATCGTCTACGACGAGACGGAGACGGGCAACTACATCGTGGACGTGCTTTACACGCAGCGCCCGATGGAGTACACCGAGCCGGCGCTGGCTGAGATGCTCTCTCGGCATTCCGTCTTGGAGTGCGTCGTAGAGTCAAACAACGGCGGACGCGGATATGCCCGCGCTGTGGAGCAACAGTGTCGCCGCATGGGCAACGATCGCACGCACTTCAAGTGGTTCCACCAATCGCAAAACAAGGCCGTGCGCATCTTCACACATTCGGCCGCTGTGCAGAATCTCACCTACATGCCCCTCGGGTGGCAGCGCCGCTTCCCGGAGTTTGCCGGCGCATTGACGGGATACCTCAAGATGGGGACGAATGCGCACGACGATGCTCCGGACGCCCTAACGGGAACGGTAGAGTTTCGCCGCAAAGCGTCTTCTGCTTCCGCCGTGGCTGGCCTCTTTGGTTACTGACGAATGCCCACAGCCCATTATCCGCGCAGACGAAACTCTGTCAACTTACAAACACTGCGGCTTTGCCGCATAATCACTTCCAATCTCTATGACCCTCGAAGAAATTTTTAGCCAGAGCACCCCCTCTGATGTGATCGACGCCCTAAAGAAGGGGCGCAACGCACCGCTGCCTGACGTGGAGGCCGCCCGCAAAGCCATCGACCCCGAGAAACACGACGTGAACGACCGGACGAAACGCCCCGATAAACGTGTGGCCGTTTCTGATTCGGAGGAGTCGAACGGCCTACAGGTAACCTCCGATGTACCGGGTGGCAGTAAGGGGAAGACACGCCCCGAGCCTGTGGCGCGCATTCGTCTCTCGATTCAACAGCTCATCATCAAACGCGCCGTGTCGTTCCTTTTCGGTAACGATCCGGCCTACAATGCAGACACCGAATCGGAGCAACAGCAGGCCGTCATGCGTGCCTTTGGTCGCATTCTGCGCGACGTGAAATGCAACTCGATTAACCGCAATGTGGCGCGCAGTGTGTTTGGATATAAGGAGTGCGCCGAGTTGTGGTACCCGGTGGAGACCGAGGCGGAATCCAACCGCTACGGCTTCCCCTCTCGATTCAAATTGCGCTGCGCCGTTTTCTCCCCTGCCGCAGGGGACACGCTTTACCCCTATTTCGATGAGACGGGCGACATGGCGGCTTTCTCTCGCAGCTTTGCCCGCAAAGATGACGATGGGAACACGGTGGACTTCTTCGAAACCTACACCGCCGATGCGCATTATCTGTGGCAGAGTGGCGACAACGGGTGGGTTCCCTCCGAGGGATACCCCCGCGCTGTGGCGATTGGGAAGATTCCCGTGGTGTACGCACGGCAGGACGAGACGGAAACGGCGATCGTGAACTCTCTCATAGCGCGACTCGAGACGCTGCTGTCGAACTTCGCCGATACGAACGATTACCACGCCTCCCCGAAGCTCTTTATCACGGGGCATATTCAAGGCTTTAGCAAGAAGGGCGAGGCCGGGGCGATCATTGAGGGCGATGAGGGGTCGACGATGAATTACGTCTCGTGGGCACACGCCCCCGAATCGGTACGTCTGGAGATCGAGACGATCCTCAAAATGATCTACACCTTGACGCAAACGCCCGACATCTCTTTCGATTCCGTGAAGGGTATCGGCGCCGTTTCCGGCATCGCCCTGAAGCTGCTATTCATGGACGCACATCTGAAGGTGCAGGACAAACGGGAGATCTTCGATGATTATCTGCAACGCCGCGCCAATATCATCAAGGCTTACATCGGCCTCTTTTCACCTCCGTTGGCCTCTGTAGCCGAGGAGATGGAGATCACCCCCGAGATCACTCCTTACATGCTGACGAATGAAATAGACGAACTCAACTACTGGCTGACGGCAAATGGCAACAAGCCCGTAGTCTCGCAGGAAGAATCGATCGAAAAGGCAGGTGTTTCGATGAATCCACAGGCCACCTATGAGAAACTGCAGGCCGAAGACGCCCGCAGCGTTTACACATCTGCCTTCGAACCGACACTATAAGCAGCTATGCCTGTGATCCCTTCTTTTGATCCGGATGCTATCCGTCGCGCCGTGTATGCCAGAGTCGATGCCGTGGAAGAAGCCGTCGTAGAGGCTTACAAAGTGGCCGCGCTGAAAATGGTGCGCCGTGCTAAGCAGACGAATACATATAAAGACCAAACGCACAAACTGCGCTCCTCGATTGGCTGCGTGGTCTTTCATCGTGGCCGGGAGGTCTTCAATTACTTCGATAGCGAGGGCGGCGAAAAGGGTTCCGAGGGTGTTTCCGAAGGGCTATCCTACGCACGCCGTGTAGCTTCGGAGGCCGGTGAACACGTCGTTCTAGCTGTTATCGTGGCTGGTGCGCATTATGCGCTCTATGTGGAGGCGCGCGGCTATGATGTAATCACGGGTAGTACGTACGGTTTCCCTGATGATCTGCGTGAGGAGATGGGCCATATCGCAGATGGCCTCAAACAGCAGCTCGGGGCGTCTTAACGCTCCATGTTTTTACCACTCAACCCACTTTTATATGGATCCACTTGCAAAAGCCCTCGCACGTGAGGCGCGCCGAAAAGGCATCTGCGACGAATGGCATCGCGATCTGATGGTGCTCAATGACAAAGATGCCATGCTCGATATGTACATCCGAGGTATTGACTTCTGCCTCTCGAATGATTATCCAGATAACGACTTCATACGTGCCCACTTCAAAGGCTCGATGGAAACGCATGGCATCTATCTCGACGACCGAGTCAAACTTACCAACCCCGAGCGGTGCGTGGCGCTGGGTGAGACCCGCGGCAGCATCCATGTGAGCGGCTATGCCGTCACGGAGGTTTTCGCTAAGCACGACGCACGCCTCTCTGTTACGGCCGATGATCACGCCTTTGTGATGGTAGACGTCTTCGACCGCTCGGAGGTGACCGTTTCGGCACGCGATGCAGCCAAGATCTGCGTTAACCGTTACGGCGGTGCGCGCGTCACCATTGCCTCCGGATCGACGGGGCAGATAAAGGTCATCGAGAAGCATAAAGAGACGTACTGATTCGGCTTTGATTGACCTCACGAACCCTCGGAAATACTTTTGCCGCCGTGAAAATCAGCTATCAATACAACGGTACCTCGTTCGCGTCCTTTGGTGTCTACGTCTCCAACGGCAGTGGCTTTCTTGGAGCCCCTGCGCGTAAGAAGCCAAAGACGTACGAATACCCCGACCACAACGGCTATCTGCCCGACCTCGAGGCGCCCGTCTATGAGGCACGCACGATCTCGCTCGACTGTTTCATCGTAACCGATTCGGCCGCAGGACTGATTACGCAGTACACGGCTTTCACGAAAGCCCTGCTGGGCGTTACGCAGACCGTTCCGCTTACGGTTTCCATCGATGGTGGGCAGGTCTACACGTATAATCCGCCAATCAAAAAGTACAAGGTTTCCAATCAAAAAGTACAAAAACGGGGCGTGTTTTTCGCGCCCCGTTTTTTGTATCCCTTTCACACCTCGAAGGGGGGCATTTTCGCCCCTTTTGATCGTCTACTTTACTTCTTGGAAGGTCGTCGAGTAGATCAGATTGAACACGACGATCTTATTGCTGCGTGTCTG